GGTCTCTATTCTTTATAGCAGCAACGGTCGCCCTTGTATTTGTTTCATAATGGATACCATCACTAATAGTAATAGCAGGTGTCATATATAATGAAACACTACCTTGAGAAACTCTTCGTTGTCGACCTTGTTCTATAAGGGATCGATCAGAAGTCCAAACAGCGTCTTTAATGCTATTCATAACACCAAGGGTTCCGTCCCATACGCCTGACAATGCACCATCATCTTGACCCTCTAAAGCAGAAGGATGTCCTGTCATTTGGTCATGTCGTAATGGGGTATGTTGTTTAGATAAAGGAGTTAATACTGTCTCATAGAAATCGAACCTAATGTATGGTTCATTTGTATTGTTGTTAGTCATACTGAAACTTGTATTGTTTCCACTACCTAGTGTTTCAGGATATCTTAAATTTTCACCTACCCTCTCTAATGCTGGTATAGTATCGAATCCTGATAATGCTGCCTCAATTGCATCTTCTGCGAAGTCTGAAAATGCGTCTTGTAAAGCTTCGAATGCGTTTCCTATGGACATAATTGGTTCTCTGTTTAGTTAGTTATATTACTTATTTATAACAATAAATACTATTATGAAAAAGACTTACTCCGGAAAATGGAAACCTAAATATCCACAAAAATATAAAGGTGATGTTAATAATATTAGATACCGCAGCTTATGGGAACGTAACGCTTTCAGATGGGTTGAAAAACAATCGTTCGTTAAGTGGTGGAATTCAGAAGAGACTGTAATTGGATATGTATGTGATACTGATAGAAAGGTTCATCGATACTTTATAGACCTTACAATTAGAACGATGGACGGAAAAACTATTCTTGTTGAAATAAAACCCCATAAAGAAACCCAACCTCCTAAGCGGAAGAACCTTAGAGAAGCTCTAACATATATGAAGAATTCTTCTAAATGGAGATATGCTAAGAAGTTTTGTGATGATAGACCAGGGTATAGATTCGAAGTGTGGACAGAAAAGACCTTGGAACAGTTAGGGATTAAAACTATGTCCCCAATGAGAAAAAAGAAATCAGTGAAACGAACTAGGAAAAAGGTATAAATATCTACATGGATAATAAGAAAGCAGACAGCATAGCGCATACTATTAACCAGTTTAGGATAGTCCCTAGACTGTTGATGGTAGCGTATGGTACAGTATTTTGGGTAACTACTCAGTGGTTTATGGGTTTACCGGATCCAACAGCACCTCAAGCAGCATTTGTTTCTACAGTTGTAGGAGCTGGAGCAGCTTGGTTTGGTTTATACGTTAGAGGTCCAGGAGGAAAATAGTGGCAGCTGATTCATTATTCGATAAGTTAGAGGCGGAAGCCTTTAGAAGAGGATTAACTAAAAGATCGAAAGAAGCTAATGATTGGTTCCGCCAACGTGTTTCTGATATGTCTAAAGTTAATATGCATAAAATGATTAAGGACCCACGTCTAGTTGAAAAGCAAAGACCAAGAGTCGGTGATATGTTTATGTATCACTATGATCCGAAACACAGAAAAACTCTTCCTTATTATGATACATTTCCGTTGACTATTATGGTCAACCAAGCTCCTGGTGGATTTTATGGATTAAATTTACACTACCTGCCCCTAAAACAGAGAGCTATATTTTTAGATAGATTAACCGAAATCGCTAATAATAAGAAGTTTGATGAAACTACTAGATTAAAATTAAATTATGATTTATTAAAATCGGCAGGAAAATACAAATACTTTAAACCTTGTTTTAAACATTATTTAACAGCACACGTTGACTCTAAAATAATGAAAGTGGAAGCATCAGAATGGGACATAGCGATATTCCTTCCTACTGAGAATTTCCATAAAGCTAAGAAGACTAAGGTTTGGAGAGATTCACGAGGAAAATACTAATGAGCTTACCAGTAGGAATAGACGCATTAAAATCAACAATAGGAGCTAGGGGAGGTTTAGCTAGGGCTAATCGATTCGCAGTATATATGTCTCCACCAAGCGGGCCAGGATTATTAAATCTAGATCCATTTTCATTGGTGACAAGCATAGCTAATAGTGGCTTCAATTTAAGTTCTTTTATAAACGATCCGAGGGATATGTTTATACTATGTGAGAGTGTACAGTTTCCAGGTCGAAGAATTATGACTATGGAACATAACTTAACACATAAAGCCATTAAGAAACCATATTCATATGTGGTAGATGAGGTTACATTCTCCTTTTTATTAACTGGAGATTATTTTATTCGTAAGTACTTTGATTCATGGCAAGAAACTATTATTGATTACAATGACTCAAAACGAGTTGGATATAAACATGAATATGCTGCAGATGTTATAATTCAACAACTGTCAACCTCGAATGATGTGTTACCATCATATCAAGCTAAATTAATCAATGCTTACCCAATAGCTATTAATGCTGTTGAATTATCAAACTCAGCTGAAAATACTGTACTACAATGCTCAGTGACACTAACATTTGATGATTGGGAGTCAACTGGTATTTCAGAAAGTGCAGTAGATTTAATCGGCATAGGTAGCAATCTAGCAGCTAACACAATTAACTCTATTATTTAATTAAAGGAAAATATATAATGACTACATTACCAACACTATCATTGCCTGAATATTCTTTAAATATTCCATCAAGTGGGGAGACAGTTACATACCGTCCATACTTGGTGAAGGAAGAAAAGGTTTTAAGGATAGCTTTAGAATCAACGGATGATGATCAAATAAGAGCATCTATATTAGCTATAGTTGAAACTTGTTTCAAGTTACCGAAGTCAATTAAACATTATACCAGCTTTGATGTTGAGCATATGTTTATTAAATTGAGAAGTGTTTCAGTAGGAGAAAAGGTCGACTTGATCCACACTTGTGAAAGTTGTGAAGCAGAAACAATAGTTGCATTAGACCTGGACAAAGTTACCATTGAAAATTTAGATCGAGCAAACAATCTTACTGTTCAGATTTTAGATAACCTCAATATAGAATTGTCGTATCCAAATGCTGAACATTTAGGAATGGCTCAGGTAGATGCAGACAATATTATCAATATGGTATCTTCATGTATTAAGTTTATACATTATGGTGATGATACATTTGATACAAGAGATAGTAAAAAAGACGAGGTGATTAATTTTGTGGAAAATTTAAGCTCTGGTCAATTTCAGCAGTTAGCTGAAATTTTATTGGATGTACCTTACTCTTCATATAATGAGGACCACGTATGTACTAAGTGTGGTCATAAGAATAACATAAATTATACAGGATTAATACATTTTTTTATATAGCTCTTTCGCATGATACGTTGACGTCTCATTACAAAACGAATTTTATCTTGATGGAAGAGCACAATTATGATATGAGGACTATAGAGAATATGATACCTTGGGAGAGGGAAATATACATAGCGCTTATCAGTAAACATATCGAGGATAATAATAACGATGGCTAAAAAAGACTTAAAAACCACAGAAGCTACTACTGAATTGGGTCAGGGGATCCGTAACAGTAATAACAAACTAGATAAAGTTGCTGGAGGACTCGATGACTTAACCCATCAGATGAAAATACTGAACAAAGAGGTTATAATTCTGGAACGTCTCGAGATTGCTCAAATTGGCCACGACGTCAAATCAGCAAGAGATAAGAAAACCATTGATAAGGAATTGTTAAAAGTTGAAAGTGAAGAAAAGAAAGGTATTAAATCATTAGCAACTGATGTAAGTGATATCAAGGGTGCTATGGAAGGAGACCCCCTTAAAGAGAAAGAAGCTGCTAGAGAAAAAGGAAAAGGTAAATTTGCATTTACTAAGACTGCTGGTATAGCGGCGGTTGGTGTGGGTGCGGCCGCACTTGCAGGTATGCCTGGTATTGGTGTTACAGACCAGCTTATAGCCGCCGAAGCAGCTCGAAGAACTTTAAAAGCTAGCAATCAAAATAAAGCTGCTGATAAGAGACTAATGGAGAAAGCTAAAACCCAAGCTGCTAAGAAGGCTGCTGCGAATAATAAAGCTGCTGATAAGAGACTAATGGAGAAAGCTAAAAAACCAGTTTCCACAGCTGGACAAAGACATCCTGCTACACAACCAAAACCAAGTGTAGTAGCTGCTAAACCAGGCAAGCCTGCATCATTCAGCCAAACAAAAGAAAAGGGCATTAATGCAGCGAAGAAAGAAATAACAAACGATAAAAGTAGAAAGGGATTAAGATCATTTTTCTCAGATTGGTCAATGAAAGACCTACAAAAGCTCAGAACTGCTATCAAAGCGGGTAATGGTGTTGCATCTATTAGAGCAGCGTTTGCAGCTGGTGGACCATTTGGGTGGATAGCATTAGCAGCTACATTCGTATTGGAACTGATTATTGTTGGATACGTTCTCAGCGTTCTTGAAGAAGAGTTAGTAGCTAGAGGAAAAGTTGTCAGTTTCACTCAGTATAAAAATAGAGAGACTGTGTGGCAAGACACTTTCCCTGGATTAGAACAAAACCGTAGCGAATTCATAAATCCAGCGTTTGGTTTGCAAGGGCACCCAAGCCAATTGTTTAATGCTGACCATCTTGACACTTGGCTGAATCGTGAAGTACCTAGCAACTCAAAATTAACAGTACCAACAAATACTGGTGCATCAATTGAGTCGATCAAGCATGATAATAAAACATCAAATGCTAACACAGACTCTCAAGGGGTTAATATAGGAACTGTCAATACTGGATCGAATGATAATACCAATATAACTAATAACATATTTGGCAATCCTGGAGCTGGACAAGCTCAAAATCCATTCAATATAAATTATAGATCAGCATAAAAAAAGCCCACCGAAGTGGGCTTTTACAGCTTTTTTTTATACTAGCCCTCTGCTGCTAGCTTTGCAAAGTAACTCATCGGATCTTCATCATCAGATTTATCCGCTGCCTTCACAACTGGGTCGATTGATGGCTTAGCTTCAACTTGTTCATCTAAGTCCATCTGATCAGCACTTGAAGTCACATGACCACCTTCACCTAACACACGAGTCAGCTTAACCTTAAGCTCATCATATGTCTTGAAAGAAGATGGGTCAGTGAACTCTTGTAAGGAATGCTCTTTATTGTAAATAGCTTCCAATGCACTGTCATCATCACTCAACGCTTCAGGCTCACCAAAAGTAGAACGGTCATAATTGACATATCCCTCTACCTTAGCAATCTTCAGCTTGAAGTTAGCACCTTTCCACATATCAAATGGATTGACCGGTGTCTCATCCTGATACTGTGGTTGCATTGCATCCATGATCTTATCAAAGATTTTCTTACCATAATTGTATAAGAACACCTTACCCTCATTCTGAGGATTAGCTGGATCTGAGATAACATAGATGTTAGAAACATAATGCAAGCGACGCTTTCTGTCTCTAGCAATCTGTTTGTCACTTTCGACGCCCGAGTTCCATAGTTGAGAATTCAATTCAGAAACTGGATCGTCTTTGCCCAATGTAGTTAGTGATTTCTCAACAAACCATTGACCTGTAGGTCCTTTAAAGAAATGGTCCCAATACTTAGCCCACGGAAGGTCATCGCCTTCTACTGTAGGCAAGAAGCGAATAACAGCATAACCATTACCTGCTTTGTCTCGTGTTGGTTTCCACATGCGCTCATCAAGGTAAGAATCTTTCTTAGCCTTTCCACCATCTGCCTGAGCGGCTCCTACTAGCGAATCCATGTTCGCTGCTTTTGCTTTTAAGTCTGCAAAACTCATAATTTACTCCTGTATATTATTTGTATTAAGTTGTATTAAGTTGTATCATTATTAAAAATGGATAACACCAACCGTCTAGCCTTTTCGTTATCGAAACGAACAAACGGTTGATACTTCACCACCTTGTTGTATAAATCGGGCCACAAAAGTGTCTCCGTTATACTTGAATCAGCTCTCTCAATAAAACCTGTGAGCTGATTCAAAATGCACACTGTCTCTAATGACACTGTACCATCCAAATAAAGGCTGATGATTTTAGGATATTGAATATCCTTAGTCACCTGGAATAATGAATCGAAGCCTTTATCTGAAATTTCTTCTAATTCGTTCTTAAAATTATACGTGAGACTATCTATACGTTTTAAGAACTCGGTATACGTATCTTCATCACGTATCATATCACCAACCCACTTATTCCCTGCTAGTTGATGAGCCACAAAGTATTTAACAATATCCTCTTTGTGTTTAAATCTCTTACCAATCTTGGTTAATTGGTACTTATCTGGTCTCCCCCAATAACTCTTCTGAGTGACCCTAGTTTTAAAATTATATTTAATAGCATCATAACTCGGTGAGTTAAAATGCATATTGATTGCATTTGAAAAGCAGTATGCAGCATAACCATCCATAATCATATTATACCCTATTTCATTATAAAAGTCAACAGCAATACCTTATAATGGTAGTGCATATGAAGGATTACCACCCTCGATTAGATTACTATTACGAGCCTCTACCTCTATCCTTTGTATAATTTCTTTGGTCAGTAAACTCTTACAGTCTCTAACATCAACCGCATGTGCGTCACATACCTCTATGATTGCCTCCATGTAATCAACGTCTTTGTGTCTAATTAAATAATCTTCTACAAGTTTTGAAAATGATCGTCTATTAATATCTATTTGCATTTAAGTATTACCATATGTTCGTTAGTCCTGCCCGTAGGCACCTTTTTGCTGGCTTTAATCTTTGCTAGAGCCTTGCCAACTTGCAACGGACTCTTCTTTAGAACAGTGTTTATTACATCTTCAGGCTTACGTAACTTCATTACCAATGAGGTTTCTGTATTAAACCCTTTGACAGTAGTTCCTGATACAGTCAATCCATCAGGACTATCCGAATCAAATACTGTTAACTGTCGTGTGTTAGTGTTAAACAAATACAAATGCATGCATCCAGGAATGCGTAATGGGTTAACTGATGTCAACTTATACTCCGCATTTGTCTTCTCATACTTCATCTTCTCAACTTGCTTATCAACAGTCTTGAGCTTCTTTAGCTTTGGTTTGAACGCTCTGGCAGCCTTTTTAGATTCTTTGTACTTATCCAAGTCATCTAG